CCCTTTAGTATCACCATTCTGCTTAATCCACAATCTTTTAGCAGTTTCAAACAACTGGTTAAGAGCTGTTGTTGCTTGCTGTACTTCTGCTACTTCGCTCTTATTGATAGTGCTAAATTCGAACATAGCATGAATACATTCGTGAGCAATGCAGTTTTCTACGAAAGCATCAAAAGATTCCTGAGTGGAAGCGAAGTTTTCTCTCCACTTAAGAGCCTGACCATATGTATCTGCTTCATTATGAATCTGGAGAAGGTCGATGTTAATACATTTACCCTCTCTAAAAGTGATACCATAAGATATGCCATTTCCTTCAATATATCTCTTTCTTACCTTTTCTGCATCCATAGTAGAAAGTTCTCCAGAAGCAAGAGCGGCTGTAGCAAACTCTCTAGCTGTTACATCATAGAAAGTATAACCTTTCTTAACTGCGATATCGATAAGCATTTTAGTGAAATGATTTTTGCAATGCTTTTTAATCTCTTCAGGCTTAACTTCCTTCTCTTTCAATAAAGCTTTAGTAGCACCTTTTACTACGGATGTTTTCTGCTCTGGAGTCATATTCCCTCCAGTTTCGGTTACAGCTTTATTAATAATATTCTGAGAGTTCTGCTTCGGAAGGTAATCTTCATTATACCATTTTCTAAAAGGTTTAGACGGTTTACCATTATTTCCGACTACATACTTTCTATATTCTTCAAACTCTGGAGACATAGTATAACCAGATTGAGATGTATTAGTCATTTCAGCGAACGGAGAAGTTTGTTCGGAATAGAACTTAAGCATTTCTATAATAGAAGGACTATTAAGATTAACATCATCACAACGACGTCTAATATCTTCTATATCTTCATATGTTTTGAGATTATAATATCCTTCTCCAACAGAGGTAAGTAAATCCATTATGACAGCTTTCTCTTCTTCGCTAAATTCTGTAATGCCATTATCTCTAAAAATAGCATCCTTGAACTGCTCAAAAACAGCTTCTTTATTAAGTTCTGTAGTACTATTAGCCTCTACAGGACCAGTAGAAAGCAATTCTGCGGCGGCTGTATCAATAGCATCCTTAGCGGCTTGCTCTTCAATAGCTGCTGTTCTGACTGTCTGCTCTGCATCGTGAAATGCGGCTTGAGTTTCGGGAGTAGCAACAACACCAGCTTCTGGAGCTAGAGTAGTCATTCTTTCAATTGCTGCATCAAGAGGAGCAACAGTTTCAACTGGTTCTTGAACAATAGGAACTACATTAGATTCTACAGGAGTTTCTACAGTATTAGTAGTCTGTGCGTTCTTTCTTTCTTCAAGAAGTCTTTTAGCTGTATCTACACTAATATTCTTAGTTCCTTTTCCTTCTCTAACGATTCGTTTAAGATAGGAATCGGAATAAGGCTTGCCGTCAGTCTCTTTCTTCTTTGCGTTTTCGTATTCAATATCAGACTGAGTTTTCTCTGTAGTAGCAGTAGGAGTATTATTGACTGCTGGAGTATTGCCTACTGGAAGAGTAGGAGAAGCAGTGGGGATAGTAGGAGTAGCGGCTTCAGCAGGTTTTTCTTCCTTCTTAGAAGTTTCCTTCTCTTCGTCAACAAGATTTGCTGGTTTATTTTCAGATGCAGGTTTAGTAGCTATTGAGTCACCCTGTTGCATAGCAGCTTGCATATTCTCACTCGTAGGCTGATTTTCATCCATAGCTACTGAAGTAGAAGCAGGGCTAATAGTTCTATCTTCTTTGCTTATACCAGTAATCTGTTCAGCCTTTTCTTCTGCTTTCTGCTTAACTTCTTCGTCTTTCTTCTGCTGTTCTTCTTTAAGTTTCTGTCTCTGTTCTCTAGTGCCTCTTTTAAGATCTTCGTATCCAGAAGGTGCTCTTTCTTCACCAGCAAGAGCATACTGAATAGCTAGAGCAGTTTCAGCATCTATAGTAGAAGACTTACCATTAAGAACTGCTTGAACGTTCTTGTTACCAAACTTATCTCCTAGTTCTTTAAGATACTCCAAGTTAGCTTCACTATCAGACATGAAGCTTTTAACAGAAGCGATGTTTTCTTTTCTTGCTTTATCAAGAGCTTCATCGTTCTGCTTAATCTTAATCTGCTGTTCTTCCATCTGCTGGAAGATGGACTTAGCTTCTTCAGAAGTTACAGAATTGTAGATTGCATTTAACTGGTCAAGATACTCTCTGTAAGTAATGCCAGCGTTATGAAGCTGAGCTGCATGTTGCATAGACTGCTGAGCGCCTCTAATGAACTCCTCAGTAGCTATACGACTTCTTTCTTGATATTCAGCTTCTCTCTGAGCCATAACCTGTTGCTGAGCTACATTGTTAGCAATATTAGCCTTAACAGGACTTTCAGTAGCACCAAGAGCGGCTTCTACAGGGCTAGGAGAAGTATCAATAGTACTTCTAATAGAGCTAAATGCGTCTCTACCAGATTGAACGCCACTAGCAAAGATATGTTTAGAACCAGCACCAAGAGCACCAGAAATACCACCAGTAAGTCCAGCTATAAAGTAGTCTTCCATAGAACTCCAAGTATCAGAACCTAATTCACTACCAGCTCTATAATAGGCTTGATTTACGATATCGCCTACAAACTGAGATACAATTTCTTCAAAACCTTCTCCCAAGAAAGCAGACGTTACAGTGCTCATTATCGTTCCTTCGCCAAAGCAATCTCCAATAGCTTCCCAAATAGCGTCAATAACACCCTGCTCAGCACCAATGGCGCCGATATTACCAAGACCAGACATCAGTTCAGTACCGACTTCAGTAAGGCCAGAAATAAGAGATTTTCCAAGAGCTTCCTTAGTAGAAGCAAAAGGACTGTTGATAATGTTATTCTGATATTCATCGCCAATAACACGCATAGCCATAACAGCCATTTGAAGGTTAGAAGCACTATGAGTAAGCTCTCTTATAAGAGAATGACCAGTAGCGGCTTTAACTCCTTTTATTGCTCCACTAAGACCCTCTTTAACCGCTCCAGCTGCTCCCATACTAACCATATCAAGTACTGTATCAGCAATGTTCTGTGTCATGGAATATACAACCTGATTCCATATATTAGCACCGAATGCCCAAGAAGCTAATGCGGCATCTTTCTGCTGTGCTACACTAGTACCAGTTGTCTTACCAACGAGTCTACCAGTTAATATATCGAGAGAGTCAATGCCAGAGTCTCCAGCTCCCCAGTCCTGAATATAGTCGACTACAGAATCTGCAAACTTAACAAATCCGTATCCCCAGTCTCTACCACCACTAGTTATCTGCTGTTTTGTTTCTCTACCTAACTGATATCCTTGATTGTAATAATCTTTATATCCTTCATCATATCCAGTCTGATAAGCAGAATTATATTCAGAAGATGTTAACTGATTGTAAACCCTATTTACAGTCTTTTCAGATGTAGGAGTTCCACCAAGTGTAAAACCGTTAGATTTACCAGATTTAAGAAATGTACCAAGTTTAGCGTTATTATAAGCATCCTGTACATCTTTCTTTGTAAGACCTGTAGTAGGGTCAACTACTTCTTCTGGATAAATTGCATCATGTAATATTTGTTTCGCACTTATATTCTGTACGTGAGTACCGTTTGAAGAACCTGTAACGCTACCAGACTTATCAGCTTTAGCTGTAGTATTAAGTCCAGCAATTCCGTTTATGAGGTTACCAGACTTATTAGCATTAACTGTAGTATTAAGTCCAGTAAGTCCTTTTGCGATGTTACCACCACCAGAATTACTGGCAGTGGTAACAGCCTGAGCGCTAGTCGGCGTAACAGGAGTTATTCCTAAACTCAGCATGTACGCCATACTAGCAGATGTATCAGTTCCTCCAGACGGTGAAACGACTGGTACGCTATTTCCTGTATTTGCAAAACTTTTTCCTTTATTTAAACTTCCCATTCGTTCACCTCATAAATTATTTATTTGGTAATTTTATCGAAGTAGTCTTAGAACCCAACTTGCCAGTGGATACCTTTTCCTTATTAGAAGAAGCGTAGTTATTAACCTTACTAGTAGTTCCAGTATAAGTACCAGTTACGCCCTTCTGAGTCTTAGAAGTAGAGGATGCGAGTCCTTGTGCAGTTAGAACTTTGCTTACTGTAGCATCACTTAAACCATATTGCTTAAGAAGATTAGTCCAGTTAGTAACCTTATCGGTAGTATTAGTGGAAGTATTATTGCTAATATTATTCTTAGTATATATATTACTGTTCCACATATCATCATAACCAGCATTATTCTGAGCTCTCAATAATAAATTGTTAAACCCATCAGCAAGATGCTCAGCAACAGTATAATCTTCAGTACCTACAGTACCCTTACTAGATGTATCGGTATAAGTCTTTACACTACCAAAATTAGGACTAGAAGCTGTCTTATTATAGCTAGAAGCTGTCTTCTTATAGTCATCATAGCTTCCCCAACCATTCCACAAATCATTTGTGTTAGAACTTACAGCATTGGGATTTTCTCTAGCTTTATCCTGTAAATACTGCAAAACAGAATATTCTTCAGTACCGATCTTATTAGGATTAGTCCATGTTGTTTTCTCTTCAGCAGGTAATCCAGAAGCTGGATTATTAGCCATATAATCATTCCAACCGTTAATAGAGTTCTGTCTATCGAGATATGCAGAACCGTCACCAACAGTCTTATCATAAGCATAATCATAAGAACCATACTTATTAGACAAATATTCATCTCTTTGCTTAGCATTATATTCTGCACTATTTTCAGCAGACTTGCTAACATCTGTAGGATTATAAGAACCATACGGAGTACCATTGTATCCATTCTTAGCGGCATTGTCTCTAGCCATAACTTCATCCCAGTATGGTTTCTTAGATTCTATCATTCTTTCTTTAGCGATCTGTTGCACATCATTCAAAGATGCTTCGCTACTTCTGCCATTCAAAGCATCTGCAACATTCTGATAATCCCAACCAGCAGTACCAGCCGCTTCAATAAACTTAGCCTTAGTAGCATCGGAAACACCAGTTTCCCTTTCAAGTGCTCTCTGTCTTGCTTTAGACTTATCTGCTGTATACGTTCCACCAGTACCAGTAGAAAGTCCACCAGAAGAATCTACTTTTCCCGATACAGTACCTTTAATTGGAGTACCAACATTACTTCCCTTATTAATAGCTTGCATACCCTTAACAGTAAGAGAACCATCTTCTGTAGAGTAACCAAGAGCTTGTCCTAATGCAGTCCAAGCTTTATCATCCAAACCAGTAATGTCTCTGGAAGACACATTACCATGACCAGCTGTAAGATAGCCTAAATAGTTGATGTCTCCCTTATCGATAGTATATGGAGTTTCGTAGTCAATAGCCCATTCATAAAGGCTATCCCAAGTCTGAGTATAAAAGTATGGATTAAATGCAGCACCTATAGTAAGCAAAGCATGGTCTTTAGCATATTTACACTGCTCAGCAGTAGGATTATCTCCATATTCAGCAAGCAAAGTATTATATTCTTTAGTGAATGCAAGAACTGCATTTTCAGAAGGACTTCCTCCAATAACCCATTCAAGCTCCATTGCAGTTACATATGACCAAGAGTTAAGAGGATTAGAAGCATCACCAAAAATCTCTTCTTGCATAGAATTATATTGTTCCATAATTCTTGTCAAGTCGAGAGATGATTCATCGAATCCCATGCCACCAGCCATCGTAGCTTCAACTGATTCCAGATTAACATAACCAAGCTTATGCATGCCACCAACTGCATTAAGCAATGCGGCACTAATAGCTGCTCCATCCATAACCTGAGCAGCTTTTGCGGCGGCTACTTCAACATTACCAGTTTCATAAGCTTGCTGTACTTCCATTGCTTTTCTGACATCTGCAACAGTCGGATTGTTAAGGTCAGTTCCAGCAAATTTCTCATACCAGTCAATAAGGCCAGTATCTTTAGACTCTACATCAGCTTGCATCATTGCTCTCTTCTCTTCTGCGCTTCTGTTAATCCACATACTATTAACTAAATCCATGCCACTAGAAGCGGGATTTGCTGCATACTGAGTTAAAGCATAAGCAATCATATCATCAGTTATATTATTGGTATTATAGTATGCGGCAAGAGTAGCGGCAAGAATTTGGGTATCTTGGTCTCTTTCTTCACCTAAATCATTAGTAGCAATTCCTTTAGAACCATAATCAACATCTACAGTATCATCAAGTCCTAAAACTCTTACATGAAGTGTTGTAGGATTATGATCTCCATTAATATCAACTTGTCCTTGGTTGCCCAAAGAGTCTTTATTGTTAAATCCCTGAGTAAGAGCAGTAGTATGTGCATCTACGCTAGAAGCACCTTTTTGATCTTTCGTTTCAAGACCAATCTGTTTCTTTACATCATTGATAGTAGCTCCACTAGTCGTTTCATTCAACCTATCATATATACCGTCAATCAGCGTCTTGATTGAAATTTCATTGCCCTTTGCAATCAATTTGTTAAGTCCACTAGTACCTTCATCAGTTGTCTGTTGAGTTTCGGCATCAGCTGTCTGTTGATTTTCGGCTTTGTAAGCTTCAGTGCTCTGAATAAGCTGTAAAAATGATTCCTGAGCGGCTTTAATGTATTCGTTATCATTCGGATTGATTGTAGCAAGTTCTTGAAGAGTAGTAGCGTTTTCATTGAGAGAACCTGTTTCATATGCTTTCCTAAGATTTTCAAGAGCGGCATCAATATTAGGATCACCAGTACTGATAGTTCCATCATCTTTGACATAATTAGACCAAAGACCACTTACTGTTGCTTCATTAGCGGCCTTTTCAGTATCAGCTGTAGTAATAGCACCATTACCGAGATAATTGTAATCATTAAGACCACTTGCAGGTCCTTCAGTGCCAACACCAGTTTCTGTTCCAGCAATAGTAGAAGGAGCAGTTACTTTCTGCATAAATGTCTGTACGTCTTTAAGACTCATACCAGTTGCTTTAGCTATATCTTCTTCAGAAATTCCTCCATCCTTCATTTGCTGGATAAGAGCTTCTTTAATATTACCATTAACTTTTCTTTCACCATTTGCAGTCTTAACAGTCTTTCCGTCATCAGCAGTAGTAGTTTTAGTAGTTTCATCTTCTCCATTAGTAGTAGTAGAACCACCAGAACCGCTTCCACTATAACCGCCGCCACCATAACCGTAACCACTTCCACCGCCAGAACCACCATTAGAAGTCTGACTGTTAGGCAACTGACCAGTTATAGAATAATACTGAGCGGCTGTAATCTTGCCAGTATAATAAGCATAGCCAGGATTTGCATAAATCCACTGAGATGTTGCGTTAGCATATTGTTCATCTGTCCAGTCATAATAGTCTGCAAGTAAAGTGAAATCGCCCATCTCAGCAAGAAGTTCAGCATTCTGAATACTCTTGGATTCTTCTTTAGCCTTATCATATGCATCCTGCATTTCTTTTGCTGTCTGAGAACCGTAAATATCCTGATAGCCACTATAGTCTCCATACTGAGCCATAGTCTGTGCTATAATTAATTTTCTATTTTCATCGTTCTGAATTTCTTCGTAAAGACTTTGTGCTAGCGACAAATCATTGTTGCCAATTGCTTCGGCAATTGCGGTACGATACTTTAATTCCAAATCAGCTAGAGCTTGTTCTCCAGCCTGTACAGCCTGAGCATGAGCTACAGTGTTCTGAGCAAGAGACTGATTTCTTGAATTATATAAACTTAATTGCATCTGCGAACCAAGACCAGTATTAAGACCTTGGTTAGCAATATTCATTCCCATGTTCTGCCTATAGATAGCATACTGATTGGAAATGTTCTGAGCAGACTGTTGATATGTTTCGTCTATCTTGCCATTAGCATTCTGCTGTGTCTGATAAGCTTGATTAAATGCGTTCTGATAATTCTGGATAGTTTGATTATTCAGCTGTTCGTTCATTTGCTGTTGGTACTGAACACCAGCCTGACCCTGCTGAGTCATTCCAGAAGTATCAATATTATACTGTGTAGACTTAATTCCACTAGCTATATTAGGATAGGTTGTATTAACCTGACCATTAACTACGTTAGATTCAGTATTCCATGCGGCAGTACCAACGTCTACTGTAGAAGTAGGAGTTGAAGCTACATCAGCTACACCAGTATTGGTATTTAGAGGCTGAGCTGTGGTATTATCTACAGCTGTATTCAAATTATCTGCCATTCATTCACCCCATTCCTTTCCATCCATCTACATAAATCTTAGGTTCAAATGATTTCCAACCATCAACATAAATAAATCCTTCTGCCTGTTTCCAACCATCTACATATATATAACAACTACTCTGCTTAGCTTCTGCTGTATAAGTAAATACTGGAGTAGTATCATTAACTTCCTGAGTATAAGTAGCTGGACCTTCATAACCACTATCATAAGTAAGATCACAAGTAATCTTTTCACCGCAGTAAACTATATCACCTACTGCAATGCTTCTAGTAGTTACCCAGTCATTTACTATGTAAGTAACTCTGTAGTTGCTACCAGTACAATGCGAAAGATTTACTTGGAAATCTGCAAAAGCATACTTCTTATAGCCAGACATATCTACTTCTATACCAGCTATCTTATTAGTCCAGTTATTTAATTGAGCAGAGCCAGCTTCACCTACTCTTAGTGCAGTAATTGTAGTAGGATAATTAAGATAGAACGGGTCATGTCTAGCTATTTCTGAAGCATTATTGTCCCAGTACTTATGTTCTGTACCAGTATCACCACTAGCAACACTTTTTGTATAGCTTTTCCAGTTTTTCCAGCTTCCATTATAATATTGACAATAGTTGCCAATAGTCCAAGCTGAATCATAGTTCATATCCCAACCAATATTTGAAAGTTTCAGCTTGAATGTATTAGTTCTATCTGTAGCTCTTGTAGTAGTTGGCATTATAATCCATAGACCAGCTTTTGTAGCTCTATTGCCACCATCGTGAGTTGTTGTACTAGACCATAATTTAATGTCTGCCATAACTCACCTCAGCTGGAAGCTATCTTGAAATACAATGTACCATTCTCAGGAGTACCAGTAGGGTCTGCAGTTCCCCAGTTAGCAGATTTCACTCTAAAAGGAGTAGTATAGCCAGAATCGTAGAATTCTGAAATAAATGTATCTCTTACAGCATTAGCGCTGAACTTATTAGAAGTTATCTGCCCAGCTTTAATCTTAGCAGTAATGACAGAATTATTTCCTAGTTTAACAGAGGTAACAATACTATTAGCAAGATGATTAGAATTAATTACGCTAGTTCCGATATGAGCACTATCAATCAAACAGTTACTGCCAAGTTTTGCAATATCATCAATAAAACCGTCTGGAACAAGACTGCTAGCAAGATTTCCTTCTAATCTAGCACAAGGGAAATTGCCAGAGAAAGCTGCTACAGGAATAGCAGTCGTTGCTAACTTGGCTAATGTTACAGCCGAGTTCGCAATCTTATTAGTAATAACAGCATTCAAAGCAAGCTTACTAGCATTAACAGCAGAATTGTTAATCTTTCCAGTAGTTACTGCAAGGTCTGCAAGCTTAGCAGAAGTAACAACATTAGCTCCTAGTTGAGCGTCTCTAACAATAGTATTATCAGCTACCTTGCTAGATGTTACTGCATTAGCATTAATCTTAGGAGTTGTTACAGCGTTGTCAGGAAGAGACTGCTGTTCCCAAGAGTCTACAGTTCTTGCAAGAGCATTGATATAAGCTACCATAGTAGTATTGATATAACTCTTAATGCCTTCTGGAGCTTGATCAAATGCGGCTTTAAATTCTGATGCAGTGTATTCTGGACTAATAGGTTCATCAGGAAGAGTCCTAATGACATTAGTCTCTACATTGCATTCTACCATAGGTGTATATGCCATTTAATCACCCCTTCAAAATTTTAGTCCAAGTTTTTTCTCCAACCCAACCATCAGCATCGAGATTGTTTCTAGTCTGGAAACTCTGAACAGCCGCCTGTGTCTGATTGCCAAAATCACCATCAACTTCCAACTGATATCCGTGCATCCAGAGGAGAGACTGAAGTACCTTTACTTCGTAACCTTTACTACCTTTATGTAGCATAGTCATTTCATTAATTTCCGTATCTTTCACCTCTTCATTTTCAATATTAGCTGTAATAGCAAACTGATATCTAGCCATGACGTTATTAATCTTAGGACGCTCATAAACCTTGCAAACAAGTTCTGTAAGCTCCATCAGAGTAGCGTTAGGATTCTTCAGCTGACTATTAAGAAAGGCATATTCTCCTTCATTAGTTAGTTCATGCCTAGTAAACTCAAGCTGTCCTTCAAGAGTACAATATTTATCACCAAGATAATCGATAAGATTCTTCTTGCGTATACCTAAAGTCCATTGCGCAATACCATAACCGACTGCATCGTAAGGATTATAACAATAAGTACTGTAATTACGATTTTCAGCGGCAATTGGATTTCCTCCAGATTCTGCAATGAAATTCCCAAGAAGAGCTAGAGCGCCGTTATGAGTATAACCTTCTCTTCTGAAATAGTCATAAATCTTTTTCTCGTTCATATATCCTCCTAAAAGAAGGGGAGATTGCTCTCCCCATTAATTATGCTTCGTGATTGCCAGTATATTCTTCTGTATCGTACTTATCCTTAAGGTCTACAATGAACTTAGTAATGAACTTGGGAATAGGAACTCCAAGTTTTCCAAGATTCTCAGTGATGCTAAGAACCTCATTAATAGCAAACAGAGTGGCAGAACCAATACCGAAATAATTCTGTACACCAGCAAGAGTACCGATTGCGTAGAATGCTACCACTGCAAGAACAAAACCAATCTTTCTCCAGAGTCCTTCTCTCATAACCTTGCTCTTAAGGCTCTGAGTAGAAAGAGCACAAAGAACACCAGTCGCATAATCGATAAAAATCATTACAACAAATACGATAAGCGCTCTGATGAATTCTGGTGTAAATACCAGCATTTCTTTAATAACGTCAATCATTATACATTCACCTCAGGATAATATCTGGTGTACTTCTCAGTCTTAAGAATATTAAACCCAGAGTTCATAATAACAATATTGCATTCTTCAACAGTAGTATCTGCTATATTATTAGCCATAAGCTGATACAACCGTTTAACAGCAGAATCATAATCTGCAAAAGTCTCAGTAGAAACTGCAGAAGCCTGAGTCGCATGAATCTTATGATATTTAACAAGAATGAACATAATAAATTACCTCCATATAAATTAAGAATTATACATAATAAGCGGTGCTTTGAGAGAGCTAAACAATTTATCTGTTATATACACTTCGTTAGTTATATTCAAATAACTATTAGCTCCATTAATATTCAGTATTTCAGCTTCATTCATATAGTTTACGTTGGTTAGAAGAACAAAGGTTGCATTAAACGTAGCTGTTGCGTTTGATGATGAAGCTGTTGTAGTCATTTCGGTTGTAACAAGCTTTATTGGATAAGTATTAACTGATGTAGTAGTTGTTGCACTCGTATATATTTGCTGTCTATGAGTTCCACTGTTATAAAATTCGAACAAATTAGAATATACATTATAATAACCTGACAAAGAAGTTGTTGAAGTTGTATTTGGGTCTGTATATATTTGACCTGACGAACCAGATGGAATATATTCATTAAATTTAATGCAAATGTTAGCAAACTTATTTACTCTCTTATTTGCTGTAGAACTCCAAGTATTATAATCTACAAAGCCTTCAGCTTTTGTTACTAATATGCATTCGTTATCTCCTTTTACATAAGTATATCCATCAAGAGTCTGTCTTGCCAAAGTAATAGTCTGAGTAGGACTACCGTCTACCCATCCAAGGTCAGCAAAAGATACGTTTCTTGTAATAGACGCTACTGGAGTCATGTTATCAAGAATAGCAAATCCATATTTAATTTTTGCATTCATAGGTTCTGGTCCACCCCCTTCTTCTAATAGTAATAATCTTCTACTCATTATATCCCCCAGTCTTTCCAGACACACATTACTTTATTATTGAAACATCTAAAAGATAGTTCGTAAGTATGACCATTAAGTATATAAGGAGTTTCACCAGAAGCCCATACAATAGTTCTTCCAGTTTGTGTAGTAAAGTTTGGTGAAGCAACATCACTTAATGCCCTGATAAGAACAACTGCATCTCTTCTGTAAATATTATACTGAAGATTAAAAGTACAAGAACTGCATCCAGACAATATAGAAATATTATATCCCCTGTCAGCTTGTATTATAACTGTTTGATTATTGCCAACAGTAACCGTTGTTAACTCATTTATATAATTAGCAACAGCCTTAGTACTTGGATATTTAGCTTCTTCTGTTTCATTGCCAACAATTGTCTGTACTCTATCAGAAGCAATCTGAATAGCATTAGCAGACGTTAACCATGTTCCAGCAGAAGTACCAGTTCTTGTAAGAGCAACGTATATTAAAGTATCAGTCTGCTTAATATCATACCAATAGAACGTACTTTCAGTTACTCTGAATGTTGAGCAGATATAGAAGAAGGAGTCACTAATGTATCTAAGAAACACATGCAATCCAGAAGCATAAGCAGTTTCAATATCAGCCAACGGAGTATTCTGAGAAGCATCAGATGAGTTATAAGTAGCTAAGAAAGCATTACTTGCAGTAAAGGTAGTGTCTGCAGATTTCTGCAAGGTAATATAAGAAAAAGACCATTCACCAATTCCACTACCACTTTTTCTAATTCTTGCAAATATAATTCTTGACTGAGCAGAAGCGCCACAGAAATAGTAATATGAACTATTTGTATACTCATACGTTAAGTCAAAATAGTTAACATTATTTGATGGTTTCCATCTTATAATATGAACTGCATTTGGATCAGAAATCCAAGACTCTACATCTTCAAGAGTCGGATTAGTAACTCCCTGCGGTTCAGTTTCGTATACGATATGATACGTTACTTTGACAGGTCCTTCTGGTCCTTGAGGTCCTACAGGCCCTTGAGGCCCTTCAGGTCCAGCAGGTCCAGCAGGCCCAGCAGGTCCTTGTGGTCCAGTAGCACCGTCTCTGCCATCTCTACCATCTACACCATCAATACCGTCTCTACCATTAGTACCATCAATACCATCTCTGCCATCTCTGCCAACAGGGCCCATAGGTCCTTGCGGTCCTTGAATACCATCTGCACCGTCTACACCGTCTCGTCCGTCAGCACCTGCAGGTCCTTGAGGTCCAGTATCACCAGTAGCTCCCTTTGGAATACCGAACTTAAAGTTATATACATTGCCAACAGTATTTACAGTAACAGTAGGAGTAGAGCCTGCGGCAGTACCTACAGCACTTACAGTCATGCACGATAGCATATGGGCATAACTAGCGGCAATAGAAGCAGAAGATGCCGCAGATGCCGCACTATTAGATGCCATGTTAGTATACATCTGAGCAGAACTTAGACAGTTAGCTACCATAGTCTCAAGCTGAGTAACCTGAGTAGGAGTAGGAGCAGTCTCTGTCATAGCTCCAGTATCATCATAGCCCTGTTCTACAATACCCATAGAAGTATATACAGTAGGCAGTCTGCTAGTAACAGTAGTACCACCTTCTACGATATACTCGCCTCTAAGAGCACAGGTAAGCTCACAGTTCAGAGGAGACCATGCAGGATTTGTAGTAGGCAAGAAGCAGTCGTTAGGGATACGAATAGTAGAGCCATCAACATTGTACTGAGTCTCAACAGTCCAACGCTTACCATTAATCTGGAACACAAGCTTAATAGCATGACCTACATAGTCAGTAGAGAATTTAACTAAACAGTTAATGCCAGCAGAGGTAGTAGTTATCTTCTCTTTCTTGCATACTCTAAGTCTTCGGGTATCAGCGAATATTTCAAACATTTACTCACCTCATTTAGCATTGCCAGTCTCTCTGACTAAGATATCAAAGTCAGTTACAAGGCAACTCTTATTCGCTTGGTCACTAATAAAGATAAGTTTGTAATACACAAACTTCTTAGCCTTCAGCTTCAGTTTAACTATCTTAGCATTAGCAAGAGTACTAAAGGAGAAGGAATTAAAGTTCCATGACAGGAAGGAGCTTCTGATAGACTGCAAGTCCTTCTTACTATCTATCTGATCTCTATCTGTCTTGATTCTGACATGGAGATAACCATTTGAAAGCTGTTTCATAGCCACCCATGTCATCGCCGAGAACTTTCTCTTATACGTCTTGTCGAATGGGATGAAGCCCGACTCCCAATACGCTGTGATTTTCTCTGTATCATCGTTGGTATAGCTATTACTAATAAGTCTAATTCCCACATTGTCGCCGCCAATAAGATACTCATCGACACGGGCAAGACAGTTAAGATGCATACCAGAATAAGTATACCAAGCATCGCAAGCATAGTTATTAATAAGGATATTGTCTCCATCGGTGAACCACACCTCCGATTCGGAGTCATCGTCAAAAACGAAGGCATTCTTCATGTCTAACTTTCGGCAAGTAGAATACACTCTATCGGATATACGCTCACACTGACGTTCGTCATAAGACATAGCACCAGTATATGTATTGTTGCTATGCCAACGATAAATTTCATGATTATACATTGCAATAGGATCATTCTCTCTGAGAACTATTTCGCCACAATAACTATTACCGTGTGACCTGTTGACATTCTTGACGGTGAAACCTAATCTAGTTAATCCAGATGAAAGTTGTGTAGTAGTATCATTAAGAGTATAACAACTATCACTCTTAAATACTAAACATTCGTTACAATGTCTAACTATAGAATTAACTGGAGAGTTAGCTCCTATATTAGCTACATTAAGGTCAGGGAAATAATCTGCTCTAAGATTACCGTCCATATCACAATCGCTATAGAAAATAGCATTACTTCCATCACCGTAAATTAGTATTCTCGCATCTCCAACACCTGTATACAGTTCTCCAAATCTCATTGCTTCTACTTGGCTTCTATAGCTGGTAGGAGATGAGTATTCAACCTCAATAGTATCAACACCTGCTGTAGGAGCAGTACTGAAGGTAATAGCATTACCACTTCTAGTATATTCAATATCATTAAGTGTAGCTCTATCCTTTACATAGTTTATAGTATCTACTTCTTCTGGCATCGTCCAAGTTACATCAGTGCCATCTGGACTAAGCCACACTCTGCGTTTAGCAGTTAGTTTATTTATTTGTTCATATTCAGTACCTTCTCCTTCAGATGTAAGACCTATAACAACTACTGGAACATAAGCTCCTACATTGTCTAGGTAGCAACCATCAAAGCATAGATACTCTTCGCCGTTGAGTAAGTAGAGATTCTCCTGATAAGGTATGAAACCAATTCTGCGTTCAGTACACATGCCACCAATTTCTTCATCTACCCACTCGCCATCTTCATAGAACTTCCACAGCTTGTTATTAGCACACGCAAGTCCCATGTAGTGTCCACCAACGAATCCAGACCAGACACCCATACAAGGCCCACCATAGTCTTTCCACTGCCTAGAACCTGGCCTCTTGGCTATATTACCGTCTCTAGTAACACGCCAGTTGTCCATAGCTGCGGCTTCACCTATAGCAAGTTTAGTATCACCGTCTGGTGATTCGTGAATTCCCATCCATTTCTTTAGGGTATATACCTGTTCAGCGCTATCTTCTTTAATGCTAGCCAAGTATTACCACCTCGCATGCCAGTTATATTCCCAACGCTGATTACCGTAATCATCATAAGTTCCATAGATATCTTCAATATCTACAGATACAGTAGGAAGTCCTTTCTTAAGACCATCCAGTAATTCAGCATATCTTTCGTTGAAATACGATGCGGCAGACTTGTTCTCATCCAGAAGGAGATGAGCCGCAAGACCATACGGCATTACTGTACCTGTGATGTAATCATCAAGAGCAATAGCAGTAGTCATGCTAGTAATAGGAGTAAATACACCTCTACCAGTTTCTGCATGAGCATAGTTGCTATCATACGGATACAGTTCTCCGCCAAGAATGTTAAGAATCAATAAAGAGCGGCTATAGTAGTCATTAACGTTGTTCTGGTCAAAGTGTTCCTGAGTAATGTCTACATTTGCCTTATCTTCGTCTGCTTCATCGATAAGAGACATGGTTCTATCAAATACCTGTCTACCTGTCATTATTTCACCTCACAAAAAAAGGGGAGGATTTCTCCTCCCCCATAATTTATTCTTTCTCACCATTATCAGTATCAGTCTGCTCAACCTCTGTAGGGAGCTGACTCATTTCACTGACCCTTTCTTCAAATTCTTCAATGCTCTGGTTAAATTCTTCTTCAGACATATATACCTGTTTGTATACACCGAGCCTTTCAAGATATTCATAGAAATTGAGAATAGGGGGAGTCTCAAAGGTGATATTCCCAGTACTACAACTAATGTACTCTTCTTCAAAATCACTCATTGAAAGGTCTTCTTTAGCAATAGTATCCTCATACATCATCTTAATGATTTCAAACTGCTCATCTCCAGCTCTTCCACCATACAACCAATTGTTGTAAGAATGGTAACACTGGCAGATAAGACCAATGATATACTTGATTGCTTTAGGCTTATCAACAAGGGCGATGTTCTGATATAACCAGATTCTGTTAATAATGTTCGCCTTAAATTTGGCGATTTCGAAATCTCCCTTATGAGTAAGGCTATTAGGATTAGATCTCCAGTAGTAAGTAAACACATCCAAATACAGGATGTTACCACCGAACATCTTAATCATTTCATTAAAGGGAATGTCTTCAGAACCACTAGAAGCTTCTCTGCAAGGGCAGAACTTTACATGATGTTCATCTAAGAACTTACGTCTGTAGCATTTACCGTGCAACCAAATAAGGTTTTCACCAAGAGAACTGTAAGTCTCTTCGCACCAGACGTTAGTAATAACCATGTCTGCTTCTTTAGTTTCCATAGTAGTAAGCATAATCTTCAGAGCATCTGGATGCATAAACATATCATCAGAGTCCATGAAGACTACATATTCGCCTTCAGTGTTTTCCAGACCAATCTGTCTGGCAATTCCTGGCCCTACATTACTTCTAAGATAGATTTCTTCAATATCGATGAATTTACTCCATCTAGTAGTATATTCTTCGTAAGTTTCGTCACCAGCATCATTAATCAAGGTGACATTGAATTCTTCTCTTGGAAGACTCTGAAGAGCGATACTCCCCAGAGCCTTATCAAGATAAGCAGACCCATTATGAATGGGCATAATAATATTAATCAATAATTAGCATCCTTTCCCGCCTTTTTTCTTTTTCTTGCCACCGCAAGCCATATAGCTCACCTCCCTCCGACAAGATTAGATAGGAGATTAGAATTCGTTGCCCCAGTTGACCTTACCAGACGTAGACACACCAAACACTGCACGGTGCAGGTTGCCCCAACGGCAAGTTTCGGGAACGTTTGCAGAGCTGTCATATACACGATAGTAAATCTGGAATGCACCATTGGGAGCGTCAGCACCAGAAGAGTTAACAATATTTGCCTTAGCCTCAGTTGTTGCCTCTTTATAGTTGGAGACAGCCCAAACCTTAAGATTGCCAGTAGCGGTAGGCTTACTATTATCCATTACGCCAGCCTTGTTCTTAATATACTCGTCCAGAGGGTCAGCACCGTTCGTGGTATACGCAATAGTGCAGTTTTTAGACAGAGTATTGGCGGCAATTCCAAGGTGAGTAGCTTCAGAGGAAGCAACCTGAGCGATAAAGCCGCCTTCCTTATCTGTAGGAGCAGAGCCAGAAGCAACTACACGGCAGACGCAGTTGCGGCGCTTAGGAACGATGAAAGCGTCATGCATCCAACGGCCTTCAACAAGGTCACCAGACAGACCAGGGGGATCAACATGAATCTTATACTCTTTCATCTTCATGGGCGACATGAGAGCATTCTTAACAATAATCATACCGATAATGCCAGTAGGCAGATAACCAGTAGGCAATTCAACAACAGAGATATTATCAAAAGTACCAACATGACCCTTGGTGATACGGACATTCTTGGATTCAAGACCATCGAACTCTTCGCACAGTTTCATCATCTTGATGTACTTAGAAGTCGTATAGAACACACGGCCCTGTTCGGGAAGGAACTGAGCATTAAGCATGTTGTTCAGATCAATGAACAGTTCAGCAATGTTGCTCTTAGTAAGAGTATCAGAAGGAGCAAACACAGAGCCGCCTTCAAGAGTCCATTTGTTAAGACGATACTTATCCATGTAAGGAGTAATTACTTCACGAATTTCACGGTCAAGAGAAGCGTTAGCAGACTTGATGTTGTACTGCTGTTTGCCTTCGCCCTTGTCAATAACATAGGTGAAAGCCTTATCCTGAGTCATGGTCAGCTCCGTGATGGTATCGGTGATATCATAGGGAGTACCATAACGAGAATTACCCTGATTCCAGTAGATGGGAGAGTTAGTACCCTCAGGATTGAATGCGTTACGAGCATAGTCGCCGATAGGAACGGTGTTGATGCTCATGATTTTGATGGTCTTTACACCTTCAAAAGAATATTCATTAGATGCCCAACCATCAGTATAAGAGTTAGCGTGGAAACGCTCAGAAATAGGTTTCTCAAATTTATCCAAAAGATTAATAGCCATTACAAAATAACCTCCATATAATTAAATGTTTTGTAATAGCCGCACGTACGAATTACCAACCTTCAAACATCCATGCATCAGCATCTGCTACACGGGACGGTTTCATAGAACCCGTACTGCGACTTTGATTCTTAGCTTCAGTATTGTCAGTACGGTTGCGATTCTTATAAGCATGTTTCAACCATGCTCTCTCCAAATCGTGGTTATCCTTATAGTCCTGCCAGACCTCGACAGGAATCTGCTCGGGTTTAACCTCTGGGTAAGCTTTTGCAAAGTTTTCAAAGTCGGCATTCATCTTAGCCTTGGCCTCGGCTTCTACTTCTGCAGGAGTTTTCTTAGCAGACGGCTTGGCCTTGCCGTTGTTAATATTGTCCTTCAGATAGCGGACTCTTGCCGCATCTTCACTAATATTATTTACTGCCGCAATACGCTTAACACGCCAATCTTCCATTAGCTCTTCTGGTTCTATACCATTAGCTTCTGCGACTTCCATAACAAAGTCAAGATAGTCTTCCTTACCTTCAAGATGCTTCAAAGACTCATACTTTGAATTTACCTTGTCGTAATTCATACCCTTCTGAACCCAGCTACTTGCTTCCTCCGCTGTCAAGTCTCCTTCTTCACCATTGTACTTATAATGCACTACCGTTGGTTTATCGGATGCATTATCATACTCAGGCTTGTCTACGGATGACTCCCCTTCGTCTACTCCATTGTCTACTCCTACATTCTCAGAATCATCACCATTGGTATACTGGCTATCATCTTCAAATTTCGTTTCGTCAACGTCCTCTACACCGACATCCCAACCTTCAAAGACATCGTTATCGAGATTTTCCATTACTTCTGTATCCATGAGATACCTCCTTTATTGTTTCTGCGCAGCTTCACGATTAATATCATGCTGCGCTTGTCCATATCCCTTGCCGCCCTGAATCTTCTGTTCAGTATTGGAGTTCATGGGCTGACCCTTATTTGTCCCACCTTTAGTAGGTGTCTCTGGAGCGGCATTCTGCTGAGGTTGCTGGCTCTGCATAGCCATCTGCTGTTGCATCATCTTCTGTTCCTGTTCTTCTTTCTTCTTCTTCTGCACGAACTCTCTCTGGTTCTTAATAGTGCCATCAGGAAGAAGTTCAAAGTATTCAGCAGGTGTAATAGCACCCATCTGCAAAGCATTGGTAGCAGTCTGTTCGTTACGTACTTCAGAGAAGTAGCTAGAACTGCCAACATCAAGTTTAATAGCGTAGTCATGGTCTTTGAGTTTCTTAAAGTCAAACTCTACAGGAACTTCATCTTCCAGCTCAGCCTGACCAAACTCTGCCAATTCACGCATAAGGTCTGTCGGTGAAATCATAATCCACCGTTTGCCGTAGTACTCTGACCAAAAGTCTAGGCATATTCTAGCAAGGCACTCAATGGAGTCAGCAATATGCTGTTTAGTCAGTTCATAAGGAGTCTGGCTTGCTTTCTGGTTTGTAAGCAAAGCAGACGTATTATCTGATCTATCCTGACCAAGAGCAGCCTTGTTAGTACCAAGAGATTCCTTGGTTTTATCCATTACCAGCTCGATAAACTGAGCAACCTGTGGGCTAATAGAAGCAGGGTCAATCGTCTTGATGACGGTATTTACGTCACCACCCTGTACAGCAATAGCTCCACCTACTCTATTATCGAGTTTTTTGATAACAGAACTGTTATAAACAATCTTGGGGAAAGCAGTGCGCATAAGAGACACCATAACCATCGCATATATCTTGTTGATAAACATCTGGTTAGGTAAAAGTCCAGTAACCATACTCTCACCAAGGTAGGAATCAGTGATTTCATTCCACGTAAACCATATAAATGGGTATTGTTTAAGTCCTAATTTCCACGGTTTCTTAATCCAAGCCGTATCAGTGGCTTTAGCGGCCCAAATTTCATCAGAATCAGGGTCTCTCCACATAAGAAGATGCTCAGTACAGTACTCTCTAGCCAAATCCAGCTTAACATCATCCATAGAATCTGGTTTAGTACCGTCTGGAATGATGGATTCGTAGTCTTCGCCAGCTTTCTTAGCGGCTCTTCGTGCATCTAGCACAGAAATCCTCTTATCAAGCATAATATAAGGCTGAGTCTGTACCTCACAATTACCTGTTTCACCGAAAAATACGTTCTCTACAAGGACTTCTTCGATTACAGGCACTTTTTTCTTCTTATCCCAATATACAAACCATCCACAAGCACCATCAACAGCGGCTCTATTGCACAATCTTTTCATATGCATAGCTACTTTCTGCTGTTCACAGTAAGCTCCAAACTCAGAATTGATGACATCCGTGACAGGAACAAGAGTTTTCTTCTTCGTATCAGGTTTCTTAGTCATTGCACCCTTCATTTCTGAGGCCTGAATTGAGATATTATCAGATGTAATACACGCAACAGTATACTGGACTGAGTTTGAGATGATGTTAAACACGGGTTGAGGTAGTCCGTTAGCATTAACACCTTCCCATTGCTTACCAATATAGAAGTTTCTATTAGCCTTTACGGTTTCATAGACTCCCATCTGAGTAAGGTATCCTCTTCCATACTCTGCAATGTCTCTGATATCGTCTACAGTAGGCTTGCTTTCACCGTGGAATAACCCAAGTTTCTGGGGTTCTTCGTTAAATAGCATTACACACCTCTATAGAACTTTAACACATCATCGATATTAGCGTTCGCTAGCTCATTTAGAGCATCATAGAAGTCCTTATCCTCTTCAATAGTATTATCTAATTTGAGTTCTAACTCAATGACCCGCTTTTCTAGTGCATCAAGTCTTTCTTCAATCGTCAATTAGAAGTTCTCCTTTACATAATTCCAGAGTTCCACGATTTCTTCAAAACTCATGTGGCTGATAGCATAAATAAGGTCTTTACGCATCTTACTAGTTCTCTTATCTTCCAAGGATATTGAAACCTCCTTCTATAGCGTTTCTTCCATCGATTGTTATTCTTACAATTGCGTGTTGTTTCTCAGGTTTCGCATAGCCACCATTATCTCCTTCTTTAAGGATGTTCATGATAGCGCTTGAATTCTTGCCACCTTTAGCGGCCTCTCTAACAAGCCAACTTTCTCTCATGTCTCTAGCTCTGTCAAATTCTTTTCTGTAAGCTTTCCACTTGTCATTTGTTTCTGGGTCACACAATCTATTCACTTCATCCTGTGATAATCCGAGGTAAAGCCTCAATCCAGCATTGTCAGGGAAAGTTCCTTCTTCTTCGCATTTGGCAAAGTATTCGTCAATGGCTGTACGCAACCTATTCTTATCCGTACTCGAGATAGGCTGACGTGAGGTCTCCTCCGCACATGTAGTTTTCATACTCTACTTTCGCCTCCTCAAGCTCTTCATAAGTATCAATCTCTGCCGCTTGTACTTGGTTCTTAGGAGCTTCCGCTTCCAACTGCCAAGACACACAGAAATATCTGATAGCGTCAGGATTATGAGTTAATTCGTGAGGTTCTACAGAAACGTCATTAGGATTCTTCTCATCCGCTTGTATATCCTGTAAATCCCCAATAACGCTCTCCATTTCCTTAGTTCTGAAGAACATAAGTCTTGGGAGCACTACAGGAGCATTCTCTACTCCTTTGAATACTAAGTCTCTAACGTCCCTATCAGACAATCTCGTGTCTCTAAGGTCATTTGACATAGTATACCAACCGTTGATTCGGTCATTGCTAACCTTAACACAAGGTAAATCCATCTCCATCCATGAGATAGCTGTACTCTTGCCTGTATCACGGTTCTTATTATAGAGGTCTGGTGGAATGAACATCGACTCTAGTTTATTCATGAAACCAGTCGGAGCATTCTCCCTAATAGCTTCTGCGGCTTTACTAACGACAAGTTGAGATTTCTCAAAATGCTTTATACACCAAGCTCTTCCATCTGTGTCTATAGCCCAGTACATTACCGACAGCATATCAAGACCATAGTCAACGCTGATATAGCGCTTCCAATGTTCGGGAACTCTGAATGGCTCAACTACATGGGTTATAGGAGAGAAGCCCTTAAAGTAAGAACCTGACACCAAATCCCAGTTACCATATCGATGCGCTTCTCTGATATTCTCAGGCAGCATATTAAGCATCTTAATGTAGTTAGGTGATTTCTCCAATAGAATATCGTTATCTTCGACTGTAGCAAAGATAAAGGCATAGTCCTTTGGATTCTCATCCAGTGCTGGGTCTGGGTTTCTCTTGAACTTGCGGTCAATAAATAGTCTCTTGTACCATCTATGACCTACACCGCCTGGGTTTGCAGTTAAATACATTCTCTTGGGTATATCGTTGGATGATCGATTAATACCAAGCAATGTAAGGAATGCTCTCTCGGACAATTGGGTTGCTTCGTCTATCATTATCCAGTGCCATTCTTGGCCTTGGTAATGCCGCTCACCTTCATCGTCAGATGCCCAATGACCAAACTTAATAACGCTACCATTCTTGAATAAAAATTCGTGGTTAGAACTGTTGTAAGTCGCTAACTCCTTCGGTATCATCTGCTTCATCGGTGCTATGTGGTTCTGTTCAAGTTCTGGATAGGTTCTACGCATTATGAGGATTCGGATTCCAGCATACATCAATGCTCCAGCAAATGCCTTGATTCTAATAGCATGAGTTTTGCCTCCACCTCGCGCCCCTCCATATCCTATGAAAGGCTCTGTTGCGAGTATGAATTCCTTCTGCTTAGGATTCAATGTGCCGAAGTCTATCTTGATATCGATAAAATCCTTCGATTCCTTTCTCGTCATGAATTGCCAAGCTATTTCCATCACCTCCTCCACATGTTATTATTTTTCCTAGTAAACCTGCTTCAAGGTACTGATGTTACCCACCTTTTTGTAGGTAGGGGGTAGGAGTAAGTATTTGTATAAATAACTAGTATTTGTATAGATATTAGTATTAGGTAAAATAGTAGGTATTTGTATGAATATGTATATAAGTATAGATTACATACAACCTATCACTGTTTGTAGCTACCCCTACTATCATGTATAATCAATAATCTCTCTATAGGCATAGCATTGCACAGTAAGCCTCTCTACAAAACCCTAGAGCGTCAATTGGGTGCGGCTGGCGCCGCAATGCGAGGGGTAACACAGCCTCTCTAAATAATATTTATGTGCCCATGTGGCAGAAAGGAATTACCATGAAGCAGTTGAAAGTACGCGATACCCTTAACGGAGTGAAGTCCAAGTCTATGTCAGAGAAGTATGGACGTGGCTACATCGTTCGCTCCAGCAAAGACAAGTCCGATTCCAAGAAGCCTTATATGCAGTTCTGGCTTCCTCGTGAGGGTCGTCCTGTCAAGCTTGAATCTGGAGAACAGATTTGGCTTGGAGACCAGTGGGAAATCTGGGCCTCTAACCCTGAGTATCTTATCGAGAATTGGGATATGTCAGAGGATCTGGTATGTAAGCATATCTTTATGGTCAGAGAGATCACTAAGAAGCGTGGTGATAAGTATGATATCGGAAGAACCCTGCAGATTAATGCTGAATTCGTACCTGAGAGTGTAGCAGTAGCAGAAGGTTGGTATGTAAAGGGATAATGTAAGGAGAGGGTTTTTACCCTCTCTTATCCCTAATTATGTGTATGGCTTTTACCATCTATATTCCTAAGTATATGAGTGTTACCATCTCTTATCACTAGTTGTG